CACTGACTCTAGCAGTTTCTGAGCTTAAAGCCGCGGGCAGCCTGCAACCATCGGGGTCATTTGTTATTACCAGTCCCTCATATTCACTTTCAGCCATCACGGGCAGTTGATGCTGTAAATAGCATACTTGATATAAAAGATCCTTATGGCCGTAAATGACAAAATCCGTGTAATAGACTACAACGCAATTAGAAACACTGTGGTAAATAATCTAGGCACAGGTGCCGGACCGTTTGGCTACGGACAGGCATTGAACAGTTCTGCAGTCGCAGAAGGTACCAAACTCACAGTAACACATATCACCCAGTTGCGCAATGATATCATAAATGCATGGACTCATATTTTTGGCACAGCACCTACCCCGGTGACAGTTGTAGAGAATGCGAAGGTGATATTTAACTCATCTACCGCTCCTATAGATTCATATCAAGCAATTGCTAACACCATCAACTCAAATCGATTCACAGTGGCAGGCAGCCAATCTGCAGTCAACGTTCCTACAGCACCGTCTAGTACCACATGGCCAGGAATATATGGCACAGATTGGACCAGCCTTATACAGTGTACTGTTACCGCTACTTGGCCCGATGCCACGCAGGCCAGGCACTTTTGGAATTCGGGCGGCCAGATTAGATTCACAGCCAGTCGCACCGGCGGTTCCGCTACAACTCAAAATACGCAGTGGACAGCTATACTCAGCTCTGCTGGAACGCAAACCTATGGTGGAAATAACCCTGGCACAGGTGTAAGTCCTAACGATGGTCAAAACTGGTACAGATGCACCAATAGCCGTCAGTTATGGTACAGTTTAAGCGGTTCTAGTCCTTACGGTGCTAACACCTATAGAATATATGCTAGAACTTTGGATGCTGCATCAGGCAATAATTCCACAGGCACGGCTCGTCAGGGTGAATGGCATATAGAATTTGTTGATAATTACGTAGATCCGGGAGTAGGAGTTCCTAGTCCTGGCGGGGTGCAAACACAAACAGCAGCAAACTTTCCTCCAGGCGATTCAGTGGATGGCACATTCACAATAGCAGTAAGTTTGCTGTATGCCACTGGCATACTGGTCCCATTAACTCTAGGAAATTTTTCAGTCACACTTCCCTTAGTGACGATCTCGGCTATAGCACCATAATTTTTCCTGTGATTTCATCAGCCACTAAATAAAGTGCGCAGATAATCAAGGAGAATGCATGCAGGATCACATTAAACAAGCACTAGAGTTTGCTAATTATAGGCAGACTTTTTCGATCCAACGTAAGATTCTAAAAGAAAAAATCTCAGCCAAACTAACACTGGGTTACAATGGTGGGTTATTTCATATTGATCAAACACTTTTAACTTTTGTAGAAATGCTGTTGGTCAAAGGAAGAATAAATGGAGTAGTGCTGCTAGATACAAATGGAAATCCAATACTAATCGATGATCTAGAAGCATTTCGAGATCAGTGCTTTGATAGATATTTTGAAACCACTAATGAATATTTTGAACAAGATCAAAATCTTAAAAAAAGTAGATCAGTAGAAAAGTTATTAGAACAATGACCAAAGGCATATTGATCTACGCTCATAATAATCGCACCGTCGATTACGCATTGATGGCGATCATCTCTGGGGGGTTAGCTAAAAAATATCTCGGGCAACCTGCGTCGTTGGTCACCGATCAAGCCACTATGGATTGGATGATAGAATCTAAAATTTACGATCGAGCTCAAACTATTTTTGAACATATTTTTGTAGTCGCTAGACCTGAGACAAACAATTCTAGGGGTTTACACGACGGCACAGAGCGCAGTGTGGTGCAATTTATCAACGGTAATAGAAATTCAGCCTACGACATCACTCCATATCAACGAACACTTTTAATTGATGCAGATTTTCTTATTTTTTCCGATAGATTAGCAGAATATTGGGATATAGACAGTGATGTTATGATTGGAGAATCGATCAACGATATCTACGATAACCAACGGATGGGGTACCATGATCGATATGTTTCTGATGTAGGCATCAAATTGTATTGGGCTACTACGGTGATGTTTACAAAAAACGCATATTCAAAAATGTTTTTCGATCTGTTGCGCTACGTCAAAGACAATTATCAATATTATGCCGATACATATAGATTTGATTCAAAACAATATAGAAACGATATTGCGTTTAGTGTGGTTAGGCACGTATTAGCAGGATTTGAACAGACCTCAATGGGATGCCTACCTCCAGTCTTAACATTACTAGACAGGGATATATTACACTCGGTGGATGCTGATAGATTGACTGTGCTGGTATCGCCAAAATTAGATGAGAAATATTGCGCAGCATCGATACATAACATAGATATTCACGTAATGAACAAGCAGAGTATAGTAAGGCACAGTGATCGATTGTTGGAGTTGATATGAAGTTTGGTTACCTGTTAGTGGTAGCAGAACACGAAACTGTAGATTACCTACAGTTGGCCTATGCATTAGCATTGAGCATAAAAAACACGCAACGGCCCGGGTTTGATCAAATTGCTTTGGTGATAGATAATAAACAAAAACTAGACAAATTAAATTCGCCGTGGGTGTTCGATCACGTGATAGAATGGAGTCAGGAAACTTTTTGGGATGGTAGATCATGGATGGACCAACTCACTCCATTTGATTACACTGTATGTCTAGATGCAGATATGCTGTTTATGCGTGATTACAGCCACTGGGTCGAATACTTTATTAAGCACAGTGAATTATATGTGGCCAATAAAAGTTACACCTATAGAGGTGAAACTGTAGTAGATCAATATCATCGTAAGACCTTTGTAAAAAACGATTTGCCAAATCTGTATAGTCTGTATACTTTTTTTAAGAAGGACAGTGACTTCACAAAAGAATTTTTTGATTTAGGAAGAAATATCATAAAAAATCCCATAGAATTTTCAAATGTTTTTCTGACAGACCATAAACCTCGAGTTTTAGGCACAGACGAAGCGTTTGCATTAGCGGCTAAAATATTAGATATATCTGATGAAATCGCGTATCCTCTAGAATTTCCTCGAATAGTGCATATGAAACCTATGATACAGAATTGGCCGTGGCCTGCTGACCGCTGGAGTGATCATGTGGGATTTTATTTGAATCGAAAAGGCGAACTTAAAATAGGAAATTATCAACAACATGACATTGTCCATTATGTTGAAAAAGATAAAATCAACAACGAAATGATCAATATCCTTGAGGAGATATCATGGAAAAAATAGAGGATTTTGAAAACTGGTTCTTGCATTACAAGTTGCCACCTGTAAAATTTGTCGCATTGTTTAATCCCGATACCGGTGCAGTGATCAGTGTGGGTCCTAGTCATGCTTTTAAAGATCAAAAACATAAAATTTCCTTAGACAAAGAATTGGCAGAATCTATAATTAACGCAGAAATTAAAATTGACAACTGTGTAGTTGACATGAACTCCAATACCTTAGAAGTAGCAGAAATAAAAAGTGTCTATAAAATAGATGATGTTTTACACAGAGTGATTTCTAAGAAAGATTCTGAGATAAAAAAACCAGATATCTATATCAGGTATGATTCGAAACTTGCTATTCTAAAAATCGAAATGTCCACAGAATTCGGAGGAACACGCAAAGCTAGGGCCGGAATAAAGAGGCGTAATATCGTGTGGGATGGTGACACCGAAATGCATTTTTTTGTCACCGAATACAACGATCCGAACTTGCTTTTTGAAATTGTTACTGTTAAAATAAATGATCTCATTGGAAACTACAAATTAATTACAGATTTTAATTATCCTAAATTCAGTGTGTACACAAGAAGATTGTTTAAAAATTATGTTATTGAATATCTATGAAAGTAATTGAATTTGATATAGTTTTTTTAAGTTATGATGAACCTAATGCAGATCTGCATTACGCTGATTTGTGTAACAAGGTACCTTGGGCCAAACGTGTCCACGGTGTGAAAGGTAGCGACCATGCACACAAAGCAGCGGCTGAATTGTCCGACACAGATTGGTTTATCACTGTAGATGCAGACAATATAGTTGATCCTAAATTTTTCGAGCATGATCTTGACATGACAGACCCCAGGATACAGGTATACGGATGGTGCGGCCGAAACAGTATTAATGGACTTCGCTACGGCAATGGTGGATTAAAAATTTGGAACAAGAAATTTGTTCTCAATATGCGAACACACGAGAACTCTGACAGCGATCGCGGCCAGGTAGATTTTTGTTGGGAAGATGGCTATAGAAATTTTCCACGAGTATATAGCGACAGTATAATTACGGGATCGCCTTTTCAAGCATGGCGGGCAGGATTTCGTGAAGGTGTAAAAATGACTTTGCTTGATGGCATAAAAGTTCCCCCACAAGAAATTGGAGAACGCATTTGGTGGCATAACATACATAGGCTACGGATGTGGTCAACGGTCGGCACACATGAAGAAAATGGAATTTATTCTATATATGGTGCTAGACTAGGTACATGGTTAGCAAACTGCACAGAGTGGAATTACATCGAGGTTCGAGATTTTGAAATTCTAAAAGGAATATGGAATCAGTATGGCAAACCTTACGAAGAAGTCGGGGCAGCCGGTCTTGACGATGCAATTAAAAATTTGGGTGAAAAGATAAAGTTTGATCTTGGACTAGATTGGCCTTGGTTGGACCCAGTACAGAGCAAATATACTCTTGATCTGTACGACGAAACTATAATGTTAGGACTTACCTATTATCGAGATACTACTAATGTATGACATATTTTATGTAAGCAAAGGATCAGCCAATGATACTATCTGGCAAAGAATTAAACAACAACTACCTACAGCACAAAAAATAGAATATGCAGATACTTTTCAATCTGTGCAATCTAAATCGTTTACTAAATTCTTTTGGGTTATTTGGGATCATATTATTGTCAAAGAAAATTTCAAGTTCGATTATAGAATAAATGAATGGGATGAAAAATACATCCATGTATTTAAAAATGGAAATTATTTTGATGGCGTGTGTATATTTTCTAAGTCCGCTAAAATTTTACAAAGAGAATGGGACCACAGATTTTTTACAAATAAAAAAGAAATAGACATTGTGGCCAGCGATCCTATCCCCTACGAAGTTGTGTTTATATCTTATCATGAACCCTTTGCTGCAGAAAGATTCGTAGATCTATGCGCAAAACTTCGAGGTAATTTAATTTATTGGGTCAAAGATATCAAAGGTATACATCAAGCACACATCGAAGCTGCTAAAAAATCATCCGGTGAAATGTTTTATGTAGTAGATGCTGATGCTATTATAGTAGAAGATTTTAGTTTTGATTATCAGATACCTTATTATGACAGTAACGCCAAGGCCACAGTGCATGTATGGCACAGCCGAAATCCGATTAACGATTTAGAATACGGAAATGGTGGTGTGAAATTATTACCAAGGCAATTAACTTTAGATATAGACACGTCTAAATCTGACATGACCACTAGTATCAGTAAATGGTTCAAATCTATTCCATCAGTATCAAATATAAACGGATTCAACACTGATCCTTTCAATACATGGAAATCAGCATTCAGGGAATGTTGTAAATTGGCCAGCAGAGTAATTGATAGACAAGATGATACCGAAACACAGCATAGATTAGATACTTGGTGCGAGAAATCCACCGACGAGTATGCTCTGCAAGGCGCCCGAGCCGGTCGCAGATTTGGATTAGAAAATCGTACCAATCTTGAAGAATTAAAAAAAATCAATGATTTCGATTGGTTAAAGGAACAGTTTGATGCAAGATAAAACACGCATTCAAAAATTCATTCCTATAATGAATGAAATCTCTCCTACATTTTGCCTGGCCAAATGGCATCACACCACGATTTATCTGCAAACAGGTGAAACACATAGTTGTTATCATCCAGCCCCGCATAAAATTCCATTAAATGAAATTGCTGTTGATCCTAGTGCATTACACAATACCAAAGAAAAAATCATTCAACGTGCGGAAATGATGCAGGGAGATAAGCCTGCGGGCTGTCAATATTGTTGGAATATTGAATCTTTAGGCGAAGAATACATATCTGACAGACACGAACGCAATGCCAGTATCTTTACCGAACAAAGACTAGGAGCTATAAAAGCTAATCCGTTAGCTCCGGTAAATCCACAGTACATAGAAATTTCATTTGGTAACGAATGTAATTTCAAATGCGGATATTGCCATCCAAAACACAGCAGCAGTTATCATAAAGAAATCAAAGACCATGGACCGTACATTATGGTCAAGAATCATCGCAATGATATCGATTGGTTTAAAATCTATGAAGAAGAATCTAATCCCTATGTAGCTGCATGGTGGCGGTGGTGGCCAGAAGTTAGAAAAACGCTGACGATACTTAGAATTACCGGCGGTGAACCATTGTTACAATCCAGCACATGGAAGTTACTAGACGATCTGCTAATCAATCCTTTACCCGAACTTGAATTAAACATCAATACAAATTTTGGTGTTAAACCGATATTGATCGATAGATTGGTAGAAAAAATCAATAACTTAATTGCCAATGGTTGTATCAAAGATTTTAAAATTTTTACAA